ATTCACATAATTCATTTGTCACCTTACTAGGCTTAGCAAATCCGGATGGTTTACGGTTCCCCTTATTTTTACTTTTTGTTGACTCCTTTTTTAAAGTCTTCATCTGTTTTTTTATATTTTTTTCTAATACTCTTATTTGTTGTTGTAAACCACTTATTTGAATTTTAAATAAATGTAAGCTATCTATTATTCCTTCAAATTGTTCACTTATATCATTTCCTATCTGTTTATCATTTGTTTCAATTTCATTAAGTTGAATAATATTAACTTCATTGCTCGATGTGTTCATTTTATATCTACATTTATCAAGTAAACTTTAAATTGATTTAAATATAAATATTATATAGTTGAAGTATTTATATTTACTGTATTTACATTTTACGTCTGTGTCTTCGTGTACGTTTTCTATGGCGTCGTGACTTATGTTTACGACTTTTACGAGTTTTACCTCTTCTACGTCTTCCACCTACATTTTCATATGCTTGTGGATTGTAAGGTCCTTTACCTTGTCCTTCTTCCATTTTCTGTATTTGTTCAATTTCTTCATAATCATCATCTCCTGCTTTTGTCTCAATATCTACTATTTTTTCACCTTTGACAAAACCTTCTTCAATATCACCTTTTTGATTTTCAATATCACCATCTTCACCACCGCGTTTATTTTTCTTCATATTTTTACAAATAGGGCATTTACAATTTGCCTTGTGACCATTTTTCTTCTTCTTTTTACGTCCGCCTTCTTTTGCGTTATCTTCATTCATCTCATTCTCTTCATCTTCTTCATCAGAATCCTCATCTATGTCTTCTTTAGTTTCATCTTCATCTTCATCTTCAGGTTCTTCTTCTACTTCTTCTTGTACTTCCTCTGATTCTTCTACTTCCTCATCTCTTCCACCTCTTTTTCTTTTACTACCACCACGTTTATTATGTCTATTGCGTTTAGTACCCTTAGCATGTTTCATATTAACGCAAATAGGGCATCCACAATTAGCTTTATGTCCATTTTTCTTTTTCCCACCCATTTTAAATTCAATCTCAGGGTCTTCACCACCACGTTTTGAACCTCTCATATTTTTACAAATAGGACAACCACAATTAGCCTTGTGACCATTACCCTTTTTTTTACGACCTCCAAGTTGAGTAGGAGAAACATTTTTTACAACTGGAATTGTACTCATTATATATATACGACATATAAGTTTTTAAAAATAATTAATTATTATAATTATTTTTAAATTTCTAAATAATGATTTATTTATAAAGCTACTTATTTACTTACTTTCAGTATTAGCTGTACGAGGAGGTCTTCCACGAGGCTTACTTACCGGCTTCTCAGGCTGTTTACCCTTTACAAAAGTCCAATCCTTCTTCTCGCTATCTCTAGGTCCCTCTCCTCTAACTCTAGGTGCTGAAGGCTCATTTGGAACTCTCCTTTGTCTAGTAACAGTAACTGGCTCAGAAACTTGTCCAACAGATTGCCCAACACTTTGCTCACCATGTGTAGTCTTGTAATTACTTCTAGCAACCTTAAACTCATGTCTAGTTTCACACATTAACTTTCCTCCCTTAATACCTGCAACATTCGTTGCCTGAAACTCATGAGCTCCTCCTTGGGTTGAGGACAAATCAAAATCAACATACTCGCCCTGTACTAGATACTTGTATTGTTGGCTAGAAACACCAATAGCACTATGGTGTACAAAAATATCAGAACCGGAGCGACTACCATCAGTTACAGTAATAAAACCATAACCAGCTTTGTTATTAAACCACTTGACACGACCAGTTAGACGTTCAGAGGAGGCGGAAGATGTTACACTATCTTTAGATGACATTGTATTATATTCTATTATATTATAGTATCTTTATACCATTTTCAATAAAATATATTATTTTTGAGTTATATAATAAACATGCGAAAGTACAAACCTTTCAACGTCGTCACTTTTATTTGTATCAACATCTTCTAATTTTATTTTATCAAATTCAAATAATTCAATATTTTTAAAATTAACATACTCAAAAAAAGGTATTAAATTAATTGTATCTTGTTCCTTTATTTGCTTTAAATCAACATTATATTCCTTTGCTAATTTTGAAACATAACCTAAAATAAGGACAGCTATACATTTTTGTCTTTTATCTTTATTTAAATTTGCCTTTTTATTAGTAACAATAAAAACATTGTAAACTGTTTCAATAAAATCGTTCATTTTATCGTATGACATTTTATTATTATGAATATTATTTTTATAATTATTTAACTTAATATTTGAATTTCTCTCTTAAACATGTTTTCAATAAAAATATAATTAGGGGTTTGTTCAAAAGCCAACCCTCTAACATGTCTTAAATAATACTTCAAAATTTCTGGCACACATTTATCATTCAGTATATTTTCTTTCATATTTTTAATTATATTCGTATCTTCTATTTTTTGCCATTCCAAATCCCCCTTAAAAAAATATAGAAGCATATATCCAAGTGATTCTAAATCATCCCGTCTACTCAATTCTATAAGATTGTGACCGTTTATACTAGCATATGTTAAACTACCAATTAAGCTATTTGTTTTTCTAACTTCTATATGCTTATCATTATCCATATATGTTTTACAAAATCCAAAATCAATTATATATATTTGTTTATTTTGTTTATTATTACCTACTAAAAAATTATCTGGTTTTATATCTCTGTGAACTAATCCTTTGTCATGAATTGATTTAAGGAGTGAAACGATTTGAAAACCTATTTGTAAAACAAGTTTAAGAGAGAAATATTCCTTTTTATCCTTTACAGACTGCAATGATTCGCCTAATAAATTTAAAACCATATAATAATTATTTTCATCTTTACCGAACCATTTAACATTTGGAATTCCTACAGTATTTATTAAATACTGATAAATTTTTGATTCATTTTTAAGTAATTTATAATTATTTTTAATCGGTTCTATTTTTATTGCCACATATTCATTTGTTCTGATGTTTTCACCTTTATATATTGAACCAAACGAACCTTCACCTATTTTTTCTATTAGTTTATATTTATTATTAATAAGTTCCATTACTAATAATATTTATTAGAAATTTTTATATATTTTTATATAATTTATATATATGTCTGAAGTACCAATTTATATTTGTATAAATCTTCATGGAGCTGTTTTTGGTAGTGGACCAGCTAAATCTTCACCAGAATTATTAATACCACCCGAAGAAATAAGAATACAAAAATTAACAATTAATATTCCTGGAACCACAGGATTAAATACCAAATCAGAATATAGAGCTGCAAAAGATTTAATTGAAAGAAATCCTAACATTTCACCAGAAACAATGGCTACAGAATTAATAAAAGTATATAAAGATAGTATTCCAGCCAGACGTGTTCATGATTTATACTGGCACACTAAAGAAAAAGAACAAGACAAACGTACCGCCATACATAGAGATTCTACATTATGTAGTATAGAAGGTCAAGAATTTATGGAACCAAACAGTGAAGGACAATTTTTTAATAAAACATATGAAATAGACACACGTTATCAGGATGAATTATTTTCAATTGAAATATTAAATGGTGATTTTCAAGGAAATAATATAATAAATAGAGATTTTATTTTTATGTATTTTCCTGGCCACAATTTTAACCCAGATAGATGGTACACATTTCCGAATGGAGGACCTACTGTTTTAAAAGAAATTAATTTAGATGAAATAATAATGATATTATTCGGAATTGGAATTTTTAATGTTTTCATAATAGACCCTAGTTGTAGTAATAATTATGATAGTTCTGTTGCTATAGGACAAAGAAGTATGAAACGAAGTGCAATGAGAAGACAATACAGTGGTGAAGAAACTGTAATGCCAAGTTTAACAATAAAATTTAAAAAAGGAGGAAAAAGAATAAAACACAAAACCAAAAGACATTTAAAACGTAAAACTCAAAAGCGATTAAAACGTAAAACCCAAAGACATTTAAAACGTAAAACTAAATAATATAAATTTAATAAATTATTAATAAAATTAAATTTATATTTACAAATTAAAAAAATATAATGTAAATACATGTGTCATTATCATTATTAATTGTTGAGAAATCATTATTAATCTACCTGGTGTCGTAATTGGATAAATATCTGAAATACCAACACCTGCTTGTATAGTTGTACTTAAAAGAACATAATCTAAGAATGTTTGTCTTAATTCTTGTACATTGTGATAATAATGACCTTGAAAATTATAGTAAAATATAGCAAATATTAAAATACATAAAAAATGGAAAAAAACGGTTCTAAAAACTATCTTCATATATTATTAAATTATATTTCTTTTCCATTATATATTTGATTCAATTGACGATTTACTCTTATAAATGTAGCACATTTTGGCACATCCTTTATTTTTTTCGCTCCTAAATATGTCATAGATGAACGAATACCTCCTTGAATATCCAAAATAGTATTTTCAACTGGACCTCTATATAGTATTTTTACTGTTTTACCTTCACTACTTCTATACTTGGCTACTCCACCACTATATTTATCCATAGCAGTAGTTGAGCTCATACCATAAAATATTTTATATGATTTACTACTTTTTCCGTCATCGTCAAATTCTTCAATTAATTCACCTCCACTTTCATAATGTCCGGCAAACATAGAACCACTCATTACAAAATCTGACCCACCAGCATAAGCTTTTGAAAAATCACCAATTACTTGAAGTCCGCCATCACTAATAATATGAGCATCCACACCATGAGCAGTATCGGCACATTCAATAACAGCACTCAATTGTGGCATACCTATTCCAGTTTGTTTTCTAGTTGTACAACAGCTACCACTTCCAATCCCTACCTTAACTATATCAACTTTTCCATTTATTACTAATTGTAATACACCCTCTGATGTACAAACATTACCTGCTATTAATATTTTATTTGGATATCTAGACCTAATTAGAGAACATGTTTCTATAAAACGCGACATATATCCATTAGCTACATCAATACAAATAAAAATAGGGTCTATCTCATTCATTATCTTATCCAAATTTTCTAAATCATTTGAATTTATTCCAGTTGATACCGCATAATAATTTGAATCCAATGGTTTATTTTTAAAGTCATCAACTGTATAATACTTATGTAGACAAGTTAAAACCTTATGTTTTTGCAACTCAAGAGCCATTTCTATTGTTCCTGTAGTATCCATATTACTTACCATAATTGGAACACCAGTCCAAGTATAAGGGGAATATTTAAATTTAAATGTTCTCTCTAAAGAGACTTGAGACCTTGACGAATAATCACTTCGCTTAGGTAATAACAAAACATCTGAAAAGTCTAATTTAACATCATCTAAAATTTTCATTATATTTTATAAAAATGAAAAAAAATAAATAAACAAACTTATTTATATTTAGTTAAACAATTATTTTAAAAATATTTTAGTAATTTATAATTTGAATGAACCAAAATATAGATATTATATTGGGTTGTAGTTTTGGCGATGAGGGTAAAGGTAAGGTTGTATTCGATTTATTAAAATCAAATAACTATAATTTATGTGTTAGATTTAATGGTTCTGGAAACGCTGGACATACTATATATTTAAATAATGATACTAAAGTTGTTGTACATCAGTTACCAGTTGGGATTTTAAAACCTAATATTTATAATTTAATTTCAAGTGATTGTCTTATTAATATAGAAAAATTAAAGGAAGAGCTAGAATATATTAAAAACTTAAATATTGATATTTCTGGTAGACTACTTATTAGTAAAGCTTGTCATATAATTACGGATGAATGTATTGAATATGATAAACAAAATAATAAAATTGGCACAACTGGTTCTGGAATCGGACCAACATATTCACAAAAAATGTTACGAATTGGTAAAAGAGTTGAGGACTATACTGATTTATTTACTGAATTAGGTATAAAAATTGTAGATATGAGAAAGTTTTGGCAATCTGATTTTGTTAAAGAAAACATAAATTCTATTTTACTAGAAGGAGCACAAGGTTTTGAATTAGATATTAATTGGACTGACCATTATCCTTATTGTACATCTTCTACTTGTACTCTAGCCGGTGCAATAAATACTGGTATTCCTATTAAAAATATAAGAAATATTTATGGTATATCTAAAATTTATGATACATATGTTGGTAACATGGAGTTTCAGCCAAAGGATAATGAAGAGTTAGACCTTATTGGGAAATTAGGTCATGAATTTGGGGCTACTACAGGAAGAAAAAGACAATGTAATTATTTAAATTTAGATACATTAAAAGAAGCATTACTTATTAATCAATGTAATAGATGTATTATTAATAAAATTGATATTTTAGAAGAATTAGGTATTTTTAAATTATATCATAATAGCGAACTCAAAACATTTAAATCATTTAATGAAATGAGCGATTATATTTTTAAAATCTTGGATTTTGTTGGTCCAATTATTTTTTCAAATAATAAATATACTATTTAATTAATTACTTAAAATGAATGACATTTATTATATTATAGATGTCATTTACATCACCTATTGGTACTAGATATAAAGCACCTGTTTTATCCAAAATATGGTCCCAAAATTCTAAAATTAAACATATGAGGCAATTATGGATTGATTTAGCTACATTTCAAAAACAATTAGGGGTTGAACAAATTAGTGACGAAGGTATAGAAGAAATGAAAGCAAATATAGAAAATATAGATACTGAAAAAATTAATGAACATGAAAAAATATGTAAACACGATATTGTAGCTAATATTCATACATATGGAGAATTATGTCCAATCGCAAAACCTTTTATACATCTAGGAGTGACAAGCAATTTTATAAATGATAATGTTGATTTAATTCTAATTAAAAAAAGTTTAAACTATATTGATGAATTATTAGATAAATTATTTATTACTTTAAAAGATAAATCACTTTTTTACATTACTGCGCCTACTATAGCATATACTCATTTACAACCAGCCCAATTAACTACCATTGGAAAACGATTTACTTTATGGAATTCTGATATTAAAATAGATATTGACCAATTAAAAGAAATATATAAATCACTTGTTTTTAGAGGTGTAAAAGGTACAGTTGGAAGTGAAGACTCTATTTTAAAATTATTTGATGGTAAATCGTATCTATGCGAAATTTTAAATAGTAAATTTTGCTGTAAATATGGTTTTGAGAAACTTACAATATGTGGTCAAACATATTCAAGAAAATACGATGTTATTATTTTTCAATTATTAAGTTCCATTTGTCAATCTATTTATAAAATGATGAATGATATTCGTTTGTTATCTAGTAAGTTTGAAATGTTTGAGGATTTTAGTAGTGAACAAGTTGGTTCTTCAGCAATGCCATATAAAACAAATCCAATGTCTTGTGAAAAAATTTGTTCTTTGTGTAGATATGTCATCAATCAAGAAATTTGTATGAAACAAACTTATATTAATCAATGGCTAGAGAGAACATTAGATGATTCTGCTATTAAAAGAATTATATATCCAGAGTGTTTTCTATTAGTAGAGCATATTATTAAAGAAACAACAAATATTATCAGTACTTTATTTATTAATATATCAAAAATATCTTCTGATATTATGAACCATATGCCTTTTATAGTTTCAGAAGAAATTATAATTGAAGGTGTAAAATTAGGTTATGACAGACAAGAAATACATGAAAGATTGCGAGTTATATTAATTAACTATAAGTTTTCTAATGTTTTTATTAATGAAAATGAAGACAATAATATATTTTCTATTTTTAAAAAGGATGAAATATTAAATAATATAATAGAAAAAGGTAATATTAGTATTAACCCAGTAAATTATATTGGAAGATGTGAAGAGCAAATATGTGAGTTTTATACATATAATGATTGATTTGTTACTACATACTTAAGTGTCATATTTGGTATTTCTCTCAATTTACTCAGAAAAGCTACATTTCCTGTCATATCAGCTATCTTTTCCATTTCATTTGAAATATTATTTATCTTTAAAAGTGCCTTTACAAATTCCCCTAAAAAGACTTCCTTTTCGGCTCCTAACTTTTGCAATAATAATTTACATTCTTCAACATTTTCACAACCACACCATTCATCCACATATTTTAATAAATCATAATGTATAGTATAATCTATACCTGTATTAATTTTATTTG